CCCTCCAACAGATACAGTGTCCGCGCGTCCTTTTTGTCCAGCGCGTCATATTCTGATTTTGTCATCACGAGGATCGCGTCGATCTGTGCCGACTGGATGCCCCCGCCACCCTGATAAACCACCTTCGCCGGGGCAATCTTCATCTTGATCTCCGGCTGGGAAAGCGTCATTTTAATCATATCCCGCCTCCTTCAAAAACCGCTTTGCGTCCGTCTGCACGATTTCAGCCGCCATCGGGTTTCCGTCGCCATCCGTTAATGCAAGCTGCAGCCTTACGGTGCTTGCTTGCAGCCGCATCGCGTCTGCATACGGGATTTTTACAAGCAGGTGCGTTTCGTCTACTACTGTAGGTTCGTACTGGAAGAAGGAACATCCCTGCCTTACGTAAAACTCAAGCTTCGTCGCTTTCGTCAGGTCAGTTCCCTCTACTTCCACCGATAAAGCGTTTGCAATTTTCTGAAACACTTAATCACCCCCTATGTTTTTGGGATTCCGACGACGTAATCCACCACGTAAGAGCCGGAAATCTTCGAAATCTTCACGCGGTCGCCCGCCTTGAACGAAATCGATGTGTTGCATTTGTAATGCTTTTCGCTTGCCGTCGTGCTGCCGTCAAAAATCAGGCTCAAACCGTCGGAATACACCGCGCCGACCGTCGCAAGGTCAAATGTCGGCGCTGTTACTTTCTTTTCTTTCCGCGTCGATAAGCCCGGAATCATGCAATCACCGTCCTTTTCGCTGTGTGTTTCATCAACTCTCCCGCTCCAAGCGTGATGCTCCAAGCGGTTTCCTCATAGATTCCGCCGATATCCGGATGGTCAATGGAGACCGCGTCCCCGATGCCGTGATTTCCCTCAGAAAATGTCTCGAAACTGATTGTTTTTACCGTCTGCTGCGACTCGCTCATCAGCCGGTTCGCGATAGTTTGCAATTCTTCCTGAGATGCAACATTGTCGACCTTCGTCACCTGAACGATTCGCATATTCCGTTTGAATGTTGAGGTCGCAGACGACGGCGATTCGTTTACTGCCGTCGCCACAAGCGCATCGTCCAAGTCCGGATTCGAGCAGACGCACACAAAAACATTCGGAGTGGAAAAGATGTCCGTTTCCTCCGAAGCATCTGCAGAGATCGGTCTCAAAATCTCCGTCCCGCCGTATCGGTGCTTGATGTTTGCCGCAAGCGCCTGTGTATACGGCTCGATATGGGCGATACCCTGCACGTCGAACCACACAGGCTTGTAGTTGATCTCCGCCAGAAGGTCATTGCAGATCGTCAGATAATCTGTTCCGATCTCCCAGTCCTCGCGGTCTGTGGCAAGCATTGCCGCAGAAGCTGTCGTGATAGCCAGTGCCACACCGCACGTTGTCAAAATCTGCTGAACAACCGTCAAGTAAGACGTGCCCTTTGCATAATGCACCCTCGTCTGCGTTTTGTTGCTTTTGAGCAGCCAGCATCGGTCATACGCCTCTACCTTGACCGTCTTTCCGTATTTTGTGACCGTTGTGGTCACCGTCGCGGCGCGGAACACCCCGAGGGGATATTCCGTGCCGTCCACGGTCAAAATCGGCTGAATTTCGTCTGACAGCAGGTCTACAATGGGATTCACATAGAACTCGCCGGAAAAGCTCGACTTGATCTCGCCGGACGCATCGAAATAAACCGTTGGGTCATTTCCCACCGCCCACGAAAGCGCCGATACCTCTCCGCCATTTCGTAAAACCGCCACGCGGTAGGATACGTCACGAATCAATGTCGATCACCTCCGCGTAGTCGATCTGCTGAATCGAGAAGTTGACGACGGATTTATCCGGGTTCACTCTCGACGTATCGCTTGTCTCGTTCAGATAGCCGATGACCATCTCGCCGGACTGCGTTTTCAGGCACACCAATTCGCCAATCAGCGCGTCAAAGCCCGCTTTGTCTTCACCCGGAAGGAAAACCGCCGTTCCTCCGACCTTCTTTGTCACAAACTCGCTTCTTTCCGCGTGCGGGTACGTGCTGCCATACATGAAAATGTACTGAATATCGCGGTTGATCGCGTTCTGCACCGGCTGATTCTTGAGCCCGCAGTGCTTGAGCATCACTTTCTTCCCGGACGCGATGCCGTAGAGCGTCACATACTGTCCGGTCGTGATCGTTACCGTTACTGCGCTGGATAAGCCGTAGTTGCTCGAATCTGCGTAGCAGCCGCGCACCTGATATATGACGTTCCCGGAAGACAGCTCGTCGGTGTACTGCGTCTGGGTGAGCTTTGCAATCGGCTTGTCGTTTCGGTATACAAGATAAAAGTCATAGCTCCCGGATGTCTGCCAGTTTAAGTCCGCTACGCTCGACGCCTGCACGCTCAGCGTGATACTCGCGCCCGGCGTGTTGGTCACGGGAAGCGCCGCCGCGCCCCAGTCGGACCACATGCCGTACTGATTCTGCACGCGCACGCGCACCGTGTGACTGCCGTCCGCGAGATATGCCGGGCTTGTCCACGTTTTGTCCGTGCCGTAGTGCGTGCCGACGGAAAGCTTTCCGTCCAGCTCCACCTGGTACGCCTCCTGCTCGGAGGTCTGCCAGCTGATGGATGGGCGCGGACCCGTGCTCTTGATCTGGATACTCGGAGCCGTCGGCGCGGCAATCACAACGATCTGTGCCGCATCGCTCCATTCGCCTGCAATGCCGTCGGTGTTGTAGGTGCGCACACGCCAGTATTTTGTTCCGCTTGTGAATTTGTTCGCGGGCACGTCGTAATACTGGTTTTCTCCCGCGACGGTCGCAAGGGTGTTCCACGTCGTGCCGTCGGCGGACCACTGCAGGTCGGCCTTGCTCTGCGGCGTGCCGGTGGAAATGATGTGCTGCCACGAGAAGCGGTTGGCGATGGTGGCGTCGATGACGATGCCGGATGGGGAGACCGGCTTGGCCGTCGGGGTAACGTCTGTTGTCGTGATCTCCTGCCATGCGGACGTTGTTGTCGTGCCGCTGTTCGCCGTCACCTTTACTCTCCACTCGATCGTCCCGGACGGGAATGTATTTGCAGGGACTGTGCAGGCGGTCGTCGCGCCGGAGACGCTGATCGTGTTTGAGGCGCTCGCATTTTTGACGCGCCACTCGAAAACAGCGGAGGTTTGTTTCACCTCTGCGAAGCAAACCTGCGTGGGATCTGTGTCATCCTCGGCGTCCCATGTAAATGTGTTTTTTTGCGTTCGATTTACGAATGCCCCTGCCGATGGCGATAAATTGTCTGCTTTTATGCCGACATTATCATTCGAGTATTCACACGTCAGGAATGGCTTGCGTGTTGACTTTTCTCCGTAAAAAACAGCTTCGCTTGTTCCTGATACAGCGCCACGAAACGCAACGACAAACCCGTTTTTTATCCCTTCTTTTACTTCTTCCTTCTTGCTCCTGTATTGTGCCAAATCAAAAACCGCGTTCAGCTGCACAATTTCGTTTAGCGCAGTCCACTCTCCATCTGCATGCTCTGAAATCCCGGTATATGTTTGGCTGACTTCCGGTCGCGTTGCATACGTTATCGTGCTCGTATCAAATTGGCTTTTCAACGCATTTACATACGTCCAGATTTGCTTGTACCCATTTCCGCTATCTTCTGTCGGCTGTGCGTAAAACGAAAGCGTTACTTTGCTTACCCGCTTAAACTTGTATGCATCTCCCGGCACAGGGAATTTAATATATATGTTATCCCCTTGTTTGACGTTTCCTGCTTCCCCCGTAAACGGGTCCGCGAACAGCTTGTACTGCGTAAGATTTGAATAGTTTGTGTTCGGGTGGTTCTTCGCGACTGCTGTCGAGCCGCTTGCCTGCACTGTAAACGTCGGCATTTACTTCGCCCCCATTCTGGTTGTGATGCGTGCGTTTTTGGCGATGCGGAGGATGGTGTCGAGGTCTTCGACGTGGTCGACGTAGACGGTGGTGTTGTAGGTATCACCGCCGGAGAGGATGCGCCCTTCCTGATTGGCGCCGATGAAGTTTTCGCTTCTCATGCAGATACCCCCATCCGCGAAGTCAAACGCTCATTTTCTGTAATCCGGATGATGTCGTTAAACTGCTTTACCCGGTCTGCATTGATGTTGTAGTAGTTGTTCGTCGCGCCTGCTCCGGCGAGTGCCGGAAGATGACCGAAGGAAGACATTCCAAAGGTCATCGTACCGAAATCGAGTTGGCTTTGAATTCCACGCTTGACATTTGAGAATTCTTTATCAAAGCCCTGTCCAAGCCCTTCCGCCATATATCCGCCGATACCGGCAAAGACCTTAGACGGGGACGCGATGCCGAGGAAGCTTTTCACACCGTCCACAAGCCCCGTGAAGACGTTTTCAACCGTCTGCTTGAAACTGTTCCACATATTCACGAAACCGTTTTTAATTCCCTCGACAATGTTCTTGCCGATGCTTCCCCAGTCAAACGAAAGGAATGTGTCCACGATAGACCGAATCAGCTGTGGAATGACCATGACGATATCCGGAATCGCTTCAATAAGTCCGGTAGCCAGGGCTGCAATGATTTTGGGGCCTGCCATGATGATCTCCGGCAGATTGTCGATAATGCCCTGCACGATACCGAGAATCAGGTTCGGAATCTCCTCGATCAGCTCTGGCAGAGCCTTGATAAGCCCATCCGCAAGCGCCATTGTGATTTCCACGCCTGCTTCAAGAATTTTCGGAATATTTGCAATGATCGCCGTGACAAGGTTCGAGATAACGTCCGGAACTGCTGCAATCAGTTTTGGAGTCGCATCTACAAGCCCATCAACGAGAGCCAGAATGATAGCAAGCGCTGCGTCAATCAGGTTCCCGAGGTTTTCCGGACTGGTCAAGACCTCTACGATTTCAATAATCGCATCCGTTGCGGCGGGAATCAGCTGCGGGAGCGCATCTGCAATACCCTGTGCAAGCGATACAATGACATCAATGCCAGTCTGTGTGATCTGCGGCAAAAGCTCAATGAGAGCCGGAACGAGCGTGTTGATGACCGTCGGCGCAACATCCGCCAAAACCGACAGCACAGACGGCAAAGCCGCCATAAGACCGGTTACAAGGTTTGTAGCGCCCTCTACAAGAGACGGCAGTACCGTGCCCAGAATTGCCGGTAACTGTTCGCTTACCGTTCCGATAAGGGACGTTGTCGCTTCGACGATACGCGGCAAAAGCTCCTGAATCCGAGGAATCAGATTGTTCCCCGCGATGACCACAGAATCCGTAAAGTTCCCGACCAAAACGCCTAAATCTTGGTCAGGGTCTGCCATGCCGGTCACAAGGTTCTGCCATGCGGATTTCATCATACCGAACGAGCCCTGAATCGTGCTTGCCGCTTCCTCTGCCGTCGTGCCCGTGATGCCCATTTCTGTCTGCACCACGTGGATAGCATCTACGATGTCAGCATAGCTTGAAATATCGTACTTGATGCCGGAAATCTTCTCTGCGTCCGCAAGCAGCCGCTCCATTTCCGCCTGCGTTCCGCCGTAGCCGAGTTTTAAGTTGTCCAGCATTGTATAGTTCGATTTCGCAAAGCCTTGATAAGCATTTTGGATGGATGCCATGTCCGTACCCATCTTGTTTGCGTTATCGGACATATCGGTAATTGCCAAGTTCGCCTTGTCCGCTGCCGCGCTTGTGTCTCCATCGAGAGATTGCAGCAGAGAGGCTGAGAAACTCGTTACCGTCTCCATATATTCATTTGCGGACAGGCCAGCGGTCTTATATGCGTTGTTCGCATAATCCATAACCTGATCTTGGCTGTCCTTGAAAAGCGTTTCCACACCGCCCATAAGCTGTTCATAGTCAGCGTAAGCGGCAACCGCTTTCGTCCCGAGTGCTCCGATTGCAGTAGCGCCAGCCGCAACACCTGCAACAGCCACTTTACCAGCCGTAGCAAGCCCTGATTTCAGCTTTTCGCCGAGCCCGGATGTTTTCTGCCCGACTTCATCAATGCCTTTATTCGCTTCGGTCGTATCCGCACCGATTTTTACAAAAAGTTCAAATAGATTCATGCTTCACCACCAATCCGCACCGCTTAACAACCTCGGCGGTGATCTCTTCGCAGGTTCGGTTGTCCTGCGGCTTCGGGTCTATCAGATCGGAATATTTTGCCTGTACGAAACTGCCGCCCGCGAATTTCGCTGTGTTTTCCGTCATTGTGCGCAAACACTCCGCCGTATAAATACGGAAGGCTGATTCTTCCTGCTGCCGCTTTACCAAAATCGGCAAAAGGCGAATCAGCCCTCCCGCGCTTATCTTTGGAGCCGCCAGAAGCGCAAGCGTTACGATTTCGCCTCCGACGCGCACGATTTGAAAAAATCCAGCATATCTTTGTCCCTGACGATCTCCTGAATCTGCCGCATGGTCTTGATAAAACTCTGCTTTTTGATCGCCTCGACGGTCGTTTCGTTGACCGCAGCCAGAATACCAAGCGTATCTTCACGGTGCTTTTTCAGAATCAGAGGAATCCACTGCCCGATCTTCTGCGCACCGATCGCGTACCGTTCTCCCGCCGTCTGCGGCTTCTCCGCGTCGATCTGTGCTTTCAGGCTCTCCCGAAGCTCGTCGTCCGTCAGGATGTTGAGTGCGTACACGCTGACCTCGCAAAGAACATCAGCTGCCCTATCCGTGCTAAGTTCCGAAAATTTCATACTTTCTTCTCCTTACGTTTCAGCCGTACCTGCTTTGATATAAACCTCATACGGCACAACGTCCTGCTTCGACATCGAATAGTGCGCCGTGTACTCAAACGCCATCTGCCCCTTGTTTTTGTCCGCTGTTTTCAGCTGGAATCCGCCGGTCGACAGCGCGTTCATAAGCCGAATAGCAATGAAACCGCCATTCGTTGCACCGTTCTTGTCAGAATAATCGCCCACAAGCCAGATGTCCGCAAAGTCAGCCGCCGAAAGATCGCGCCGAGGAACAACCTTCGTCGTATCTGTGCCGTCGATGTCAGCCGCCGCCATAAGAGATTTCGCAGAAGCGGTCGTAGCCGTTACGTATGTACCAACAAGCTTCACTTCGACATCGTCCATCCGCTTCATTTCCATTGTGTTCTTGGGGCAATTGTCCACATCCGAGCCGTAGTCAGAATACGTCGGTGTCGCGGAAAATGTAACGCCGCCGGTAGTTGCGCCGATCTGGCTCTCCGGTTCAAACGTTCCGGTTGCAGGCGTAAATTCGCTCAAAACAACGCCAGCGTTGATTTGCAGCTGCTTAAACGTATCCGCCGGAATTTTTGTAAATTTCGCCATGAAATCAGTCCTTTCAGTTCGCGGTAATGTATTCGACCGTTACGTTCAAATACCGCCGCTTAATGTATTTGTCGGAATCATCCGCGATGTTCTGGCACCAAGGCGTTCCGCGCTTAATCCAAATTGCACCGCCGTCGCACGGAACGAACACGCCGCCAAAACCGATCGCGTCCGAAATTTCCTGCGCTTTGGCATTCGGTTCTGCTTCCTTTTCCGTGTAGTACCACAGATTCACCGTAAGCCCGATTTCTCCGCTGTCCCACGCGCCTGTAATAAGCTCATACGTGAGCCACGGAAAAATTGCATCATCCGGCACGCTCGAAGCCGGATACGCCGTCAGGAACTGTGAAAACCACGCATGCAGCGCCTTATCTTTTGTCATGCCGGTAACGCCTTCTTTTCTGCCGTGAAATACTTGAGATCGAAGCTGGCCGAGCGTGGGGTTTTCTTTGCCACCGGCTCCGATGTTACACGGTACGTCTCGCCGGTCGTTTTATCCCGGAAGAAGTCGTTATACTCGATAGGAACGCTTTGCTGAACCAGAACCGAGTAAACGCTTGTAACGCCTTCTTTTTCGGCTCTTCTTGCCTCCATCGACGTATCAAGCGCCTGATAGTTGGAAAACTCAACGCCCTCGACCCAAGTCGTTTCGAAACCGCCCGCTCCATCCGGCACGCGGCTTTTGTCCAAGAGGACACACGGTCTTGCAAAATCGTCAAGTAAGCTCATATCTTCCTCCATTGGTTCAGGCGTGACTTAAAGGCAGACTGCCATGTTACCATTCCAGCGCCGGTTGTAGACCCGCTTGTCGTTTTCGAATAGCTGTATCCGCCGAAACTCTCCGACGTGTACGGGCTTGCGGCGATGTCTCCGTTCTTTTCCTGCCACGCCTTGATTTCCTCTCCCAAGCAGAGAAGTGCGGGAGGAACAGACATCGGCCAGATAGAGCCGTCAAATGTCTCGTCTGCCATCGCGTAATCCGGGTATTGGTGAACTCCGTCGTTGAAAACAGAGCCAACCACACGGAAAAACTGTCCGTTTTGCAAAAACGGCAGTGTGATGCTGCCGTTTTCGACCGTGTACGTACCACTGATTCTGTCAGTTTCGAACCAGTTTCGAAGCACGCCACATAATTCAGTCAGCATCACACCGCCACCTCCATTACTTCGCCGTTACCGTCGCGTTACCGGCCTTCTGCGCCTTGTAAGTCGCGTCAGCCTCAACGACTGTGATCTTCTTGCCCGTCGTCGCAGTGATATCGGACTCGCCATCCCACGTCGACCACGTTCTGACATTCTGACCATAAGTCACAGTCTCAGCCGAATCGCCTACCTTGTACTTGTAGACATTCCCAGCCGTTTCCTTCGACGGGTTGACTGTGATCTTCGTGTCGCCGGTTGCGGTTCTGGCTGCCAAAGTAACGGTCAGCGTGCCGAGCGACGGGGTCTCGTCAATGTCAGCAACAGCAATTCCGTCCTGATACTCCGCGAACAGGGTCATACCCATGATCGCAAAGGACTCGGAGACCGCCGTGGAGTAGTTGCCCTGCACGTGGAAACCAACCAGGTTCGTTTCGCCATCAGTTCTGTAGTCAAGACCGGCACGGGCGAAATCGCTGTCAGCCGGGTCGATGTAGTACAGAACGATGTTCTCAACCGGAGTTGCAATGACACGACCGCGCTTGATTTCTTCGTCAGACAGCAGGAACACGGTGCTGTAGCCCATGAAGTTCTTGATGTACTGGAAGCCGAACTCAGTCTGGATAGTGATATCGGCGCCGCCAAGGTAGTCATACAAGTCCATGACGTTCACAAAGCCGACAACGTTTGTCGCGGTTCTGTGCATCTGCTTGAACTTGTTGATAACAGCACCCTTCGCCATCGCAAGTGCACGCTGCCAGTTGGTTTCGCTGACGCTCAGAAGACCGGTATTCAGGTAGTTGTAGAACCGGTTCGTGACGTTGGTCTGAAGCTCATACAGGAAAGCTTCGTCGGTCATCGCGACTGCGACGTCATATCCGTATTCCTTGATTGCCTCGATAGAAACCGCCTTCGCGTACTTTTCGACGTTGATGTTCGCGTAGTTCTTCTCAATGACCGTCGCTTTGGAGTAGGGGATCTCTTCGCCCTCGCCGACGCTCTTCGCAAGCGTGACGCTCGCAGTCTTGGATTTCAGAACAGTACCCGGCTGCTTTTTGATGGGGCGCATAATGCCTAGAATGTCGCGCAGGTGCTGCCAGTTCCGCGCAAAGCGGGTTACAAAATCGATTTCACGAGCGGTTACCTGAACGTCGCTCGTCATGGTCAGGTTGTTTTTTGCTGCCATATTATTCTTCCTTTCCGAACAAATTGAGATTTGCGGCAATTGCTGCCTGCCGTTCAGAAGCATCCTTGATCTTAAAGATGTCGTCCCGGCTCATAGCGCCGCCGTTGTTTGCGGGCGGGTCTTTGGTGTCCGCGCCCTTCTGTTTCGTGGTAACAACGAAATCTGCCCACTCTTCCTTGATGGACTTCTTCAAATCATCTGCGTTCTTGATCTTGCCGTCTTCCAATTCAACCGATGAAAGATCGGTGACCTTCAAAACCGAATCAATGCGCTTTTCGCTGATACCCGCAGACTTCAAAAGTTCCCGATACGCGGATTCCTTCGCGCTCTTGGTTTCCTTCTGCTTCTGCTCTCTTTTGTAGTCGTCAAATTCCTTTTTGACCTTGTCGTGCTTATCCTTCCAGCCATCGTCGCCTTTGGCCTTCATGTTTTCCAACTCCGCCTGTACTCCGGGGAGCTTTTCAGCGTCTGCCTTATACCTCGCGAGATCGCTTTTCAGCCCGTCTACGGTATCGGTGTGCGCCTCAATGATAGTGTCCATCTGCTCTTCCGTCAGCCCCATTCCCTTTAGGAGCTTCCTTGTTAATGCCATGTTCTATCTCCCTTTCCCTTGTCGGCGGTTCTTTGCCGCGACAGAACAAAAAATGTGGCAACAGTCGTTTCTTCACTGTTACCACATTTATACCGCATATTTTAGGCTCTCTTACGCAAACTTTCAGCCATTTTTCAATTCATCCTCTACGATCTGCCGGTATTCGGACGCATGGTCAGCCGCTGCAGGCTTCAAATATGGCTGCGCTTTATTGCCCGCCGTCCAGTGCCAGTCCCCCTTTGCGTCCTGATACGCCCACGGCGTAGGTCTTCCGCCCGGATAATACTTACCTGTTCCGAGTTCGACGTATGTGGCATATTCCGTGTCACTTCCGATGTATGCAGCTGGTTCCCCTTCATCTACGCGGTGAGTGATACTGTTCCTCAGATTGCCGGTGTCCACCGGGCAAAGGCGCTTCGCGTACTTTTCAGCCGTCATGCCGATCTTTTCGAGGGCGCGAATCAGCGCGTCGTGCATAGCGGACTCCACTTCTTCGGAATTGTCGATAAATTCAACGTTCATCGCTTTTTCCACCTTGCCCACTCGGCATAAGTCATATTTTCAATCAGATCGTTTTGCCCTGTCTCAGGATCTCTGGCGCGGCGCCGTCCTCTGGATGTGTCAATTCCCTCTATCACAGATGCCAGCGTGCAGCGGCAGTTGTATATTTCTTCCGGTCTTCCTTGCGGGTCTCCTGGGAAACGGCAACCATTAAAAAACTTCTTATCGTTATCCACGACTTCACCATCGAGCATCGCGTGAGAATGGCGCGTCCTTCCGTCCAGCGTCGCCATCCACTCTTTGCGGCATTTAATCCCCATCTTTTCAGCTGCAAAGTAAGAATCCATCCGTCCAGCGTTCTGCGCACCCGTGACTGCCGTTCGAGCTGTCCGGATGGCCGAATCACGGTTCATAGTTACGATTCTGGATTGTAGATCATCTGCCATGTGCTTAATGCTCTTGCCCTGCAAAATGGAGCTTGTGACGCTGGCTGCGATCTGCTTTTTTCCCCACGCCAGATCAATGCCGCGTTTTAACGCTCTTTTCGGCGGGTAATACGGCATAAGCTCCGGCTGTTCCACGATCAAGCGCTTTACAGTCTGTTCGTCCCATAAATCAAATCCGACATCGCCTGTCACCTGCTCAATGGTGTACGCCGCGAAATTCCGATTCAAACTATAAATGCCCGGCGTTGCATCGTTGACATACGCAACAGCATCAGCGTTTGCATTTGTCATGCGCTCTGCGACCTTATCCCGTAGCGCCTCAAAGCGCTTTCCACGCCCGATCTGCGCAAGCCTCCATTGCTTGTATTGTTCCTCTGTGATATCGCCAGCGTCCAGCCGTGCCTTTTCGGAAGCGTCACGGTCTGCGAACTTTGCGAAATACTCCTTGATGATGTCCGTCAGACCGTCATACGCTTCTTTGTAAGAATCGTATATCCGCTTTTCGAGCGCCTTTAACTCTTTTTCGGTGAGGTCGTATCCCTTATCAGGTCTCATCGTTCACCATCCCCGGCGGATCGAAGCTGCGCTCAATATCCTCTGCCGCTTTTCTTTTCAGAATTTCGGCGACTTCTTCCTGCGTCAGCCAAGGGAGCTTGTTCAAAATTGTCTCATCATCGAGGTAGTTTGCCGCAAGAAGCACCATCTGCGTTTGTTCCAGCTGATTTGTTACCTTAGAGCGAGTAAAAGATGGCTCATCCTCAATCCCGACGATTTTGAAAAGCGCCTGTAAGAAATCAATTACGCAGTATTCGAATTGATCGACCTTGTTATCCATCGGCTGATATGCCGCATTGATCTCCGTCGCTGTTTTCTGGCCGCCTTGCAGTTTTGTAACGTCCAACATCTGAAAATCTCGGTACAGATCGTCGCTGATTCTGGAAAGAAGCGCTTCCCGAGCTTCAACCGGGATTGTGATCGTATGAGCCTCCGCCTTCGCGCCGTCATCGTCCACAAGACCTACACCAATTCTCCGCATGGACTCTTTGAACCGTGCCATATCGATCTCGTCCATGCCGCCAGCATTGGAGATCGTCCAGTAAATAACGGATGCATCATCAACCGTATTTGCAAAGCCGGATTTGATTAAGTCGTAGCAGTCAATTGCCTCGCGCTGACCAACAAGCTCAGACTGCTTTGCGCGGTTCCCGTACATAGGAATAATAGGGAAGCCCGGATAATTCTGATACGCCAGAAGTTCAGTCCCGTCAATCTCAGAAGTCGCTTCCACAGCCACATAGCCGCGCTTAGGCTCCAAGATCATCATTTCTTCCCCGCTCCGTCGGATGTACTGTGTAAATCCGTCAGGTTCGAAGAGCGTAGCACGCAGCGGCTTGCTTGTGCATACTTGCCAGAAACGAATGCCCGACCGAAGCGCTCCGTTTTCCTCATCCAGAAGCGGAACAAATTCTGTCACATCAAACACTTCAAGGTGATCGAAATTCCAGAAACCATAGGAAACGCCGCCGACAAGCGCGTCGTGTGCTGCGTCTTGGAGCCGTGTGTCAAACCCAGCGCCCAACTTCGCTTTGTTTTCCACTTTTTTCAGTGTCACGCCGTTCCCAAGCAAATACTGGGTTTCCTGCGTGATGAAATTTGCAAAGAAATTGCTCCGAAGCTTATAGTTCGGACTGTAGTTGTCCGGAATGACTTTCCCGTTGAGTGTATAAAGCAGTTTTTGAAAATTAGCAATCGTCACATTCCTGTGCGCGTCATACTCCTTCGCAATAACCGCCTGTTTATATAAATCCGAGTCTTTGTGATTATTTATCGCGGACAGAACAAATTCCATCCGTTCCCGGTCAGACTTTTCCGCAACCTCTAAAAAATCCTGATATGTTTTCATGTTTCACCTTCTTATCTCGCCAGCTCCGGCACATAGGCGTGCTTTTTGAATTTCTTTCTCAAAATTGTCATTACCATAT